CTTTTTTTTGCCGGTTTGACAGCGATCCACGGATATTCTTTTTCTACGGCGTTTCGGATCGAATTACCGAGCACTGTCTCTGCATTATCCCAAAATACGGACTCTACGTTGCAATACTGCGCATAATCACCTCTTTTCGCACACACTGAGTAGTCGTCTATCACTTCCTGCACAAACTCACAAAACAGCTCGTTCAATCTATTACTGTCAATGTCCTCATTTTCATCTTTCGCCATGACCCTTTTGGATTTTAAGGCAATCACATCCCTGTAATTATCCGTATATCCTCTGGCAACGAAAGAGTGACCAGATTGATTACCACCGAAGTCCAAACCGATCTCGATTGATGTAATATCTTCCTTTCGGAACTGCTTATACTCTGAGTCTGGAGAGAACTCATCCACAATCTCGCATCTAAATGATTCCGGATTATCAGCAAACCGCTTATAAATTGCCCCATCTGCTCGTTTCCAAAAGCCAAGGATGAGGCGGTCATAATAGATTGTACCCTCATATTCCTTGCAGAGTTGCTTAACAAATTCTGGATCCAGAAATGGATTATCGAATATGGTGTACTTTTGGAGATAGATGTCCAACTCTACATTGTCAATGAACTCTTTGAGCCAATGCGTTGGATGCTCCGGGTTGCAAGCTCCATCAAAGCAGGAGTATGTCTTATCGAGACGGGATTTAAGCATCTGGAAGACTTCTTTGTTCCATTTTGCAATCTCATCGCCGTAACAATACTTAATGGATGCTCCCTGTATCTTTGCAACTTGACTGACCTTTTCCGCACCGAGACAATAGACATCCTCGCCGCATACTCTGGCAACATTCCGATTGTTAATGTTCCCGATCAGATCACTGGTATAGATTTCTCTCATCGGTTGGAGTACGTTTCTCTCGATAGATTCTTTAGAGACTCCCATGATTACATTTAATCCGGGGAGTCCAGCTCTATCTCGGATTCTTTTCGGAACAATATAAGCAGTATCTACAAAAGACTTTCCGGAACGTACCGCACCGGATTTAATATTCCATCTGTGCGTAGCGTTAATTATGTACTCATTCTGCTTTTTGCTTAGCTGCATTGTCATGCAATCCTTTCAAGATTTCATCCAGCTTCTCAATCGCTGTCCTATCTTCATATTCCTGCTTATCTCTCCATTTATCCGGTTTCCGGTTCTTCAACCAGAAGATCTGGGCTGTAGTGTCCGGCGCTACTTGCTTTGTGACCTTTTTCGTAGTTTTCATCTCATCGAGTTCCGGTATGTATTCTCTGGTCGTTTCCGTGTACTCATATCCAAGCGCACGTTTTAGCAGAGCATTCTCGACTTGACGATCAACAACCTCTTTTCCTCTTTTTAGGGTGTCCGAAATGTCCGAATACTTGTCTTTCCAGCTATTTAATGTGCTTCTGGAAATCCCGATATTATCTGCAATCTGCTCATCCGTCAGACCATCTCTCGCCCATCCCTCTATCTTCAGCAAGCCTTCCGGCTCTAGCCACTCTTGATATTTACCTTTTGCCATCAGACTCACCACCTTTAAAACATAATAAAAGCACCCATCTCTGGATGCCAAGAATTTAGGACTACTGCAAAATAAGAATTAATAACGCCAACAAAAACCAAAATAACCAAAAACACAATCAAAATTTATAGAAAAAAAGGAGGAAACCTTGCAGTAGTCCACAACGGGTATAGCAGGATTCGAACCTGCGACACATCGGTTAACAGCCGATCGCTCTACCAACTGAGCTATACACCCGTAGGATGCCTTTTATTGACATCCTTTGCCCTATCCGCACTCGGGTACTGACACTAAATATAGATTGCTGAATCTATTTTTGTTTGTTTTGCAGATCTGCGGATACCTGCGTTTTGTGATATCACTCGTAGCACTTCCGCAACATTCCGGAATTAAAATTTACTGCGATATGCTACGAAGCCGTGTACAGGAGTCGAACCTGTCTGCCCTACATTTGCCACGGCATAAAAACACCGCCAGACGAGAAAGGGTGAAAGTCCGGCGGTGTTCCGAATGTTGTTTGGAAAGCTTTTGGAGTCTTTCTTCTAACTCCATGTTATACTATAGACTACTTAAAACGAACAATGCGAACAAAACGAACAAACTTTTATTTTTCTTTCATCCACCTCTGAAATTCCATTCTTGCACTATCTCCTGTGCAATTCCCTTTCATTTTTGCAGCCACTTCATCCCACGTCAGTCCTTGCATCACCTTGAACCGGATAATCCGCTGCATCCTTACCGGAGCTTTATTGATTACTCGCTCTGCTTTTACTTTAATCCGCTTTGCGTTCAGCTTTCGTTCTTCCAACAACCGTTCCTCTTCGTCTATATTCACCGTGTTCTCTACACATCCAGAGATATTAAAGCTCTGCGGTTGGTACGGAAACTCTGGATTGCTGCCTGTCACTTTATCCTGCACAAACGTCTTTCTTCTGTGCCGTCTGATATCTTCCTCTGTCTCTTTCACAAGTGCTTTCGCATCCATGTACTCATAGATTATATTCTTATCCACCTCAATCACCTCCCGGAATTGGCTTTTTGATGTTGTACTTGCTTGCTATGTATCCTAGAGTGTCCGTATTTGTTCTGTCAGCCCTTTTAAAATCACAGGCAAAGGCTTTATGCTCCTGTTGCTTTAAAGCTGTCTCGCAGGGCTTTTTCGTTGCCATATCATGTGCATCTATCTTTCGGATGACTCCTGCCGTCTCCTTTCTACGTTTCATGGTCTCTCTGGTCATGCCGTCACCTCAATCTCTTCCAAAATCTTCTCTAGTACGTTCATTTATTCCACTCCTCTCAACGCTTTTTCATTTCTTAATCTATGCCACAAAGCAACTCCGCTGTTGTCTTTACTTATTTCTTTTTTCCAATTAACCCAATTTGCCGGAATGAATTCATCCCATTTTTTATCAGGTAGTGTAATAGATAGATTGTCTCTTGCTTTATCATCCACATTTAACGGTGGTTTCCACAGATTTATGTAATATATTTCATACAGGTTCATATCTGCTTCTGTTGGAAACTCTGTGTACTCAATCTTCGTTACATTATGGATATCTATTGCTCTGTGCATTGGTTTCGCAAACATATGTCCTCTAATCCTAGCTTGTAATGGTTGCTTGGTTCTTCCAATATACGCCAGACAATTTCCGTACCAAATTCGATATAAAATAAAGCCTTTGGGACTTGACATCACTCCACCTCCAACAGTTTAAAATATTTTTTCCAAATCATCATTCGTGATTTCTAGCCACGAACTATCATCTATAGTATCAAGATGAACATGATCAGAACCACCGATCATCATGTATCCGCTTTCATCCAATTCATAAATCTTCCCTTCTTCGATTACTATGGCTTCGTTATCAACCAAAAATCCGTCATCATCGTATTTATCTACACAAAAAGACTGCTTGCATTTATACTTCATCACTCCACCTCCAACATCTCTTGATTGTCAAAAATATTGCCAATGACTTCATTTGTGTTCGCTTCGAAAAATAAAGATCTATCTCCATTTATGCAGTATGTTCCATTTAAAAATTCAACGCGATTCAGTTTGTGTCCTAAAAGGTCATTCTCCCAAATCTTCTTACCATTCTTGTCGGTAAGTCCTGTGTACTGGCAGATAGTGTCTGGGTCAACTTCAACCCATTCGTATTCTCTTTCATCAAAGCCAATTGCTTTATTTAGTACCGGAAGAATATAATGTCGTTTCCTGCAATAAGCGTAATATCCTCCTACCCATTCACCATCATCTTTTCTCTTTGCTTTAAAAAGGATTTCTCTATTCATTTTCCTTTCCTCCGTTCTGTCGCATCTGCTCTATGTAAATATTTGTGGCGCATCTTACAATCTCCGGTTTTAATCCATCGTAATCAGTGCCTTTGTAGAAATTCTTGTCACACGATCTTTTAATCATGTACAGGATATCTTCAAATGTTTGTTCTCTCATTTTCTCCTTCTTCAGCTCATGAATTTCATTCATCATCTTCGCACGCTGGCTGTTTTCAAAATCAATAACCTTGTTATACTGGTTCAATATATCGCACACAAACCGCCCCATCTTGCACTCTGCGCATTTATCTTCCAGTTCCATTTCACTTAGCTGATCTGGATACTTGCACAGGTCGTCGCATATATGCTCCATCATTTCTGTTGTAATCCCGTCCATCCATGTTTCTTCTGTTTTTGGCATTAGTCATTCCTCCGTTAAAACAAACTCATTTGTTCCAAGTCATATTCCGTCTTTTTCTTCGCGAACTTCACTCCCTGCCGTCGCATCCTATTAACTCTTTCCTTCTGTTTTAAGTTCGCCATGTAGTTGTTATCAACTTCCGGTGGCGTTGGCAGGTAATATCCCTCTGGCAGTGGTATATTATTCTCTTCGCATATTCCCCGTATATCATACTTGTAGCTTATAATATGATTTCTTGTAAGATTCATATTGCAGCCGTCTGGCCAGAACGGATCGTTGCATCCATGCTCTTGTATGTATTTCCAGCTCGCTATCTCTTTAACTATGCTATTCACACATTTGTTTATAATTTGTTCTGGTGTCTCTTTTGTTTTTTCCACATCTACACCTCATATCTTTACAAAAATACAACTCTGTCCCTCTCTTTGTTTTTATGTACTCGTAATCTCCAATAATTTCCCGTCCGCAGGAAGAGCAGATATGTACTTCATTTTTCTTTGGTTTCTCTTTCTTTCCCATAACCTACTGTAAATACCTCCGCATCAATATCCGGTTTGGATTCTGGATTGTGCGGTTTAGGCTGCAACTCTGCTTGACCCAGCGCTCATAAAAATCCATGTATTCACCGATCCCTTTAAACTTATCCTTTATCAATTTATTGATTTCGGTCTTTTCATACTCCGATTCTTGGATTAAGCCTTTTTCTCTCATAAAACGCTTCATCGTCTTAATATTGGCGTCAATTCCGCTCTTTTTCGCAATTTCTTTGTGTATATGAGTGATTGTGCACCCATCTTCAAGCATTTGCTTTATTTCGTCAAAATACGGCTCGTATAAATCCCTTTTTCTTTCTTGCATTTAATCATCTTCTTTCATTTCATTAATAACCGGCGCCCATGATATTGCCAAGTTCTTGCAGAAATTCAACATAGCATGATCATCCCTGTACTTCTCAATAATCCCATCGACATCTGCATTGTATTGACTCATTGAGCCGGTACACTTATAATTTTTATATGCTTTCCAGAACGAATTCTGGATATCTGTTATTTTTTCGTGCATACACTACCCTCTTCGTAACAAAGCAACAAAATTTTTCTTCCGGTAACAAAAGTCTGTTACCCTATCAAACCAGCATGGTTGACAGGTTTTTGAGGTTGGTAACAAAAGTAACAATGATTTTTAATCTATATATAGACTTCATATTTTTTGGATTTCTCGCATTTTTATTCTTTATATATAGTGCAATTTCCTGTTGTTACCTTGCTACTTTTGTTACCATACTACTCAAACGGCAGTTTCTCCTGTGTCTCATCGATACTTTTAAACCCGTCATTATCTACATTTTCTTCCGATTCAAGTCGCAAAAACACGCATCTTGAATTCTTCCCATCAATCTTTTTTTGCCTTGTCGGATTTCCCCTGCTGTCCTGCTGGATAACGCCTTTCTTTGCAGCCCATGACAGGAAGGACTTTTTTGAGAATTTCCCAGATTCGCAGATTTCCTTAAATGCCTGTCCGTAAATTACTGCGTACCCGTCCTCAATAATTCCCCATTTTTCACAATTTGAAGACACATCAAATCTCTGGCTGTTCATTGCGATTTTATCAAGGATATATTGGTAGCACCGCTCATTGTCAGACAGCTCATTTCGGTCTATAAGCACCTGTTTCGCTTCGTCCATAGAAATATACTGTCCATCCTTAAAAATTAGATCCGTGGCTATTTTATCGGCTGTCAGAACGATGGAAAGTGAAATACTCTGCTTCTGCATCTTGTCCGTGTTGAATAACTCCTTCTGAAACTCTTTCTGGATAGAACGAATTTCATCTTCTCCCATTTCTTTGATGATCTCCACAAATTTCCTACCTGCGTGACCGTAATTCCGTTTTACCGTTTCCGCTGTCTTCTGCGGATCCTGATAGATTTTCTCGCCACACTCAACCTCCAGAATCCTGTTGATTGCACCGCCCTGACTGACGTAGCTGCTAAGCGGTCTCTCACCATTGCAGATCATTACGTTCCGCCACCGATTCTCTCGATTGATTCCGAGGTCTTTGTTTGACCGGCTCTTTCCTTTTCCAGAGCACAGATCATAAACAATTCCCTCAAAGTTATCCCTGATTCTTGCGGAGGTTTTGCTTGTATCATCCAGAAACATGGGTAAATTATTTAACATATCCGCTTTCGCTTCCAGTGCAACATCCGTTGTTTTGAAGTCTCCAATATATCTGCTTTCGTCTGGATTCGCCCACACGGAAGCTGCGACCATTAAAGATACCGTCTTTCCTCCCTCTGTCTCTCCCCACAGATCGACAAAAAATGGAAGTCCACCAAGAACATGAACCAGTACACTGGAAAATGAAGCTGCCAATAAGAATTTCACTTCCATTCTTCCAGATGACCGCAACTCCCGAATATGATTTAGCCACACATCAAAACTTCCATGCTCGGAAACACTCTCGAAAGTCTGTTTAAACCGATTATCTCCGTCAAAAACGATATCTGTATCATAGGGGATAAACTGGTCATTTATCCATCCAAGTTTACTGGTGGAATATTGTACATCTATGTAGTCATCATTTCCATTTTCTACGTCTGCCAGATACTTGACCAGTAATTTTGCATTTTCTGACGTAACTGCAATCCCTCTTCCTGATAATGCCACGATCTTATTCGCCGATGTGATCATCGTTTTTGGGACCACAATATCGTGCCACTGGTTATTTCGCCTGTACGACAGTTTTATTTGCTCTTCCCCGGTCTCTAAGTTTCGCAGCCGCTCTACTGGCAGGATTGGGTGGTAGCAAGCCACTTCATCAACCCTTCCGGAATTCTGTGCGAACACGCCGCGATCATCCGCAATCCAGGCGCCGCAATACATACGATCGTGAGGTCCTGTGAAATTCGTATAGTTATCTACTGTGCAAACAGTTCTGTTTTCCCGTTCCTGTCTCTTCATTTCTCGGTCAGCCTGATTGTATCCTTTCAAAATCTCTTCAAAATCTGACTTGACGCCCAGCTGTTTCGCTCTTCTGATAAGCTGCACTTTTGTTTTTGATCGGAGAATCGGATCTTCCATTTCAAATAATTCGATGAAAACTTCATCATCCAGTATGCTGTCTGCATCAAATTCGTTTATTTCTTTCACTTTCTCGCCTCCTTCTCGTTTAATATTTCGTATAAGTACAACTGATATTGCAGAGCATTGCAACAATCGCACCAGACGTCACTGAATGGTTCCGACTTATTCATATAATCGCGGTACACATCAATCAGAACGTTATTCAGCTCTCTTTTTCTCCGGAGCTTTTCCTCTTCTCGCTTTCTCTGCTCTGCCTTCTTCCTGCTTCTATATATCGCCAATTTCGACTGGAATGTCGGCTTTTCATAAGTTCCTCCAAGACTCTGGAACGCTTCTTTGAAATCGACATGATCAATTAGCTGTACGAATGTAAAGATATCTCCATTTGTTCCGCATCCGAAACAATGGAAGCTGTCTGGGTAGATTTTCAATGAAGCTCCCTTGTCTCCCTTGTGGAACGGGCAGTGAACAAACCCCGCCCGATTCACATGGAACCCATATCTCTCCACAATCTCCCTCATGCTGTATGAATGTTTAATCTCTTCTCTATTCATGTCTTTCGCTCAATAACTCAATAATTTTCTTTCCGGTATCATTCTTCTCACAGAATTCAAACCTCACGTTATACCGATCTCTAATTGTGCAAAGGGACTTGTATAGCTGATTCCCATCGACTGCTTTAGGAGATGCTACATACCTCTCCTTCTTTCCATTCACAGTGCGCCATCGTACTTCATGTTTTCTTGGATTTTTCCAAAAATACACATCCTCGATGCTTTTGATATCATTCCCGTGCTCAATCAGTATGATCAACTGTATTCCTGCATCCATAGCCTTAAGCAGTTCCCTTTTAAATCTTTCGTGCTGCTGGCAGACATTTCCGCATAACTCTTGGAGATTTTGCTTTCTGTCGATTATGAGCCGGGGATTGTCCAAAGACATGTAATCCCCAACTAATAATTTACTGGAAAAATGCTTGACTCCATTATCATCAAAAGTCTTCACGATCTTTCGAATCGCCCTTGCTTTTTCCCTGCTGTCAATCTGTATATCCATCTGTCTCGCTCCTAATTAAACGGTAATTCTTCATCAATTCCATCCGGAATATTCATAAATCCATCAGATCCGATCGGCGGCGCTGCTGCAGACGCTCCGTTATTATCCTTGTATGCCTTTGTTTCGATTTCCGCAGGGATATCAGCGTCTTTCACTCCTTCTGCGCTTCTGAACCAGCGGAGTTGATGCTTTGCAATGTTCCTTCCATTGTAATAATCATTTACAATGCCAAACACCGCTCCAGCCAACTTGTTTTTAAAACATTCCGCAAATCCATCGCCCCAATTTACCACGAACCCCGGATTTGACTTCTCAACAGATGTGATAAATGTCTTGAAAGATTTACTGCAGTCACCATTCTGATCCTCGGTTAAAATATATGTAGTTCCATTTGCCGGCCATTTCTTATCCGGTCTTATATCATCTCGAAACGCTTTTTCGAAATATCCAGGCTGGCTATCATTTTGTGCGAAGTCGAAAGACACCTTAATCATGTCTTTATTTGTCTTTGATTTCATTTCCAGAACTTCCTTAATGATCAAGATATGCCCTCCAAGCTCTACCGGTGTAAATTCTCCCTGTGCCTGTGTGTTGTCAAAATTATTTGGTTTCTGCATTGTTTTCTTCTCCTTTTGCCAATCCGTAGTATTCTCTAATTTTCTTATCGACCAACAGTAGGTCATTATCTATTGCTAAATCCTCAAACATTCCGATCGGAGATTTACTTACTGCTCCTTGGCTTGCTTGAGTGACAAACAAATGCTTTCCGCCTTCCTCAATGCATCTAAGCACTATCGTAAACATTCCTTCGATGCAAACTTTTTCATCGAGTAGTTTCCCGATGGTTTTTGGTTTCACTTCCCCTGCTTCGTCTTTTTCTTCGTGCATGATAATATACACGATTTTATTCTCTGGCACTTTTGTCACAATAAACTGGATTAAGTTCCAGAAATAGTCTCCAATGTCGTTGTACAGGGAGAATACCCCATTTCCTTTTCCGGCTGAGCTGTGTCCCCTCATAAAATGATTTGTTATTAGATAGCCGGCATCATCAATCACGATGGAATCTGCTTTTGATGCAATCAATAATTTCATGATCTGCTGGTAATCGTCTGAAAACCATCCATTTACCTTTCCTTTAAAAGGTAGCGGCTTATTAAGGACCCTGATAAGGTTAAAATCGTTGTTCTGACAGTTTCTCATGCTGGTAGATTTTCCACTTCCTGATTTGCCAATAATCAATACTGGTGTTGCCATTTTTTTATTCCTCCTTCATAATTCTCACAATATTTAAAAGTGCCTGTGTTAGATTTGCGATATCCCTAGTCTGATAATATGTATTCACCTCCCCGCTCTCGATCATGCCAAGACGCTCGTCCAACAAATCCCCAATTCTCTCCTTGCGCTGCTGCATCGTAATCATGGCTTCACCTCCTCGTGCACCCAATTCCCAGAAAAGTACCACAGAACCACTGCAATTGCAGCCATGTAAAAACTTTCAGCTTCCTTCATGATCTGCATAAATGCTTCCTGTTCTCTTTCCGATCCGTTATTGATCCTCTCGCAAGCATAAGGGAATGCATCTTCGTCATGCACTTTCTTTCCTTTTTCCGGTCCGATACCTACATACATCATTCTTCCTCCATGCCGATAATTGCTTTCACAACATTTGCATCCAAAAAATACTTATCGTCATCCGTGTTGTATGCGATTAAATCAGTGCTTCTTTTTGATTTATACTCCTTTTCAGCCGTTGCAATATACCCAATCAGCGCATCCATCTTCCCATCTAATCTACAAAGACGGGCATATTCCTGTTCGCTTACATAAATTTTGTTATCTTCCATTGTTTATCCTCCTACTCATCCTTGGATAATCTAAACTCCATCAAATCTGCCAGCATCAAATATTCCTTTGCCAGTCGGCTGTCTCCGTGGCGTTCTTTCACCTTTTCTCTAAATTCCGACAGTGTTCCGTAAAAACATCCACATCTCACGCTGATTCCTTCATTTTTCGTGCGGAAAAATGTTGTCGCCCTATTTTCTGATCCAAAACAACTTGTAGCAGAATAATCACGGCAGCATTGTATCTGAGCGTCACCGTATACCTTAGCGCCACCGAATACCCAAGCGTCACCGAATACCTTAGCGTCACCGTATACCCAAGCGTCACCGTATACCCGAGCGTCACCGTATACCCAAGCGTTACCGTGTACCTGAGCGTCACCGAATACCCAAGCGTTACCGTGTACCTGAGCGTCACCGAATACCCGAGCGTCACCGTATACCTTAGCGCCACCGAATACCCAAGCGTCACCGAATACCTTAGCGTCACCGTATACCCAAGCGTTACCGGACTGATCAAGGTTTTCTTCTTTTTCTACGAATCCGCCTAATTCTCCCTCTACTACATCACCAAACGACACAAGAGCCTTGATTCTAAAGAGCTTCTTTCCTAAAAAAGTTACAAATTCACTGGTTAATTCAAATTTTTTCATTTACATTTCTCTCCTTTTCGCTTAAAATTAAATTGATTTTTTACCAGAGTACCTACATCTACCCTTTTCGTAGGTGCTCATTTTTAATACCCAAACACCAGATACCACGCAAGTAGCACCAGTACAAACCCGATCACAGATGCTGTAATCTTATGCCAGTAAGGCTTGTCCTTTTCCGGCAATTCAACCGATACGGAGCGGATATCCCAACTGTTCAAAGTGTTGGGGTGGTGGGTAGTCTGGCAGTGGTAGGTTCCTTTAATCTCCATGCTTGTCCTCCCTTCTACCGCCTAGGCGGTTTTCTCTTTTCGTATCAATGCTCCCTGAATAATCCGGCAACATCCATCTATAAGTTTTTTGACTTCCTCTTCTGTGCGATCCACATAACAATCATCATGTACTCGGATTGTTGCATTTTTTACTTTTACTGTTTCTACGATCAAAATCATCACCTCTCTACTATGTATGATGGTTAGATTGTCCATGATATGTTGTCCTAGTCATCTTCTTTTTCTTTATTTTCTTCGTTCTTCTGGCTCTTCTGAGATGCCATAGCTTCTGCAAAGCCGAGAAAATACCCTTTATTCATGTCCGACATATCCGGCAGTGCTTGCGCCACTTTTCTGATGATTTCTTTCTCTTTTTCGCTCATGTGTACCTCCTATGCTACATTCAGGAATTTGTTGATAAAATACTGCTGTCCTTTGCCGGTTACTTTTGTGGTTTTGTTAATCCGAACGGAACCATCTGGATTCATAGCTGTTGTCTCTTTCACTTCAAACAGCCCTAAATTCATAGATTTCTGTGTGGGCGAGTTCCATTCCGTTCCTTTTCTCTTACTCAGATATCCATTTTCACGCAACCACTCAAATAAGCGCTTCTGCCCTGTTTCAACGCCGTTCTGTTTCAAAATCTTCGCCAGATCGCCGATTAAGATGGATGTATGACTGGTAGCGACAGCATCCGCAAATATCGCTTTCGGCTTCATTTCCTCAATCTGCGCTGTCTGCTCTTCAATGGTCTTATGCGCTTCCAGAACTGCCAGTGCAAGAAGTTCTTTACCCTGCGGAACGTGCTCTTTGATGATATTTTCCATCTCATGAAACCGTTTGATGTATTTTGCTGTGAACTCCGTCCCTTTGACTCCTGTGAGTTTGTGGGCGATAAATTCGCAGCCCTCTTTTGTGATTAAATAGCACGGGTATTCTTTTCCGCGACGCTTATATGTAGATTCATGGAAGAAATCTGACGGCTCAAAATTGAGCTGTGAAAATTCTTCTAAATACCCTCTTATGTCTCTGATGATGTTCTTGTGTTCCTTTCCAACCATTTCAGCCACTTCTCGGCTATCTAATTTTTGCTGCAATTTGTTCAATACCTTTTACCTCCTATTTTTATTGCCGTCGTAACCTCCGTGGCGGGATTGCTTTCTTTTTGTTTATCTCCTATACTGTAAATACAGGGCACTGCCATGCCTGAGTATTACGAAAGGAGCGATTTTATGAGACGTTGTAATTCGCCATTTAACGGCAATCGCTATGTGCTTAATAAAAACACTGGTGAAATCCATGATTTAGACCGCGAAACCTCGTGCTGCCGCATAAATGATATAAAGTCCGAACATATCTTTAATTGCAGTTCCTATGAGGAAGCTGTTGTTTTTTCTTCCATGCTTGACATCAGAAGAAACGGATGCGCTCACTGCATGCCAGAGAAAAACAACGGATAACCATTAAGAGCTGCTTCTTTTAAATGAGGTAGCTCTTTTTCAGGCATCTCCTCTTCAAGAAGTTCTGCAAATGCTTCAGGAGTTTTTTTGACTTCGATCAAGCCAAATACCATATTAGAAAACTCTTTCTCTCTAGTAATGGATTTCAATACATCGAATTTTTTTATCTTTCTATCCTTATTTTCTTCGTCAAGACCTATAAACTCATCGATATATTTTTCGATACGTTCAACCCCCTGAATTTCTTCGCGCAACTCTTCTGGTTGTTCAAGAATTTTTTTTGCAGTATTCCTGATTAAATTCTCCGTATTTTCCTTCTGAATTTTGATGTCATCTTCACACTTTTTGATGCGATACAGCAAGCAATCCCATGATCGTCTTGAAACCCACATCTTTCTCACCTCGCTTTCTTTTTCCCCGTCATGCCGATAGGTCAGCGTTTTTTTGTTTTGGTTTGTGTTGTTGCTTTCTTGTTGATGAACAAATCATAACTCGTTTTATTTTGTTTGTCAATAAGATTTTTAAAAAAATTAAATATTTTTCTTGTTGACTAACAAGTATAATAATGATATACTGATTTCAGAAAGGAGGAAGCCTTTTGGAATTAAATATAGGAGAAAGAATTGAAATCTTAAGAAAAGACTTAAGTATGTCCAGGAGAGTTTTTGGAGAAAGGCTTGGCGTCAGTGAAAGCGTTATTGTTAATATAGAATACGATCGCTTGAAACGCCCAGATCAAAAAGAATCCTTATATAAGTTGATTTGTAAAGAGTTCAATGTGAACGAAGAATGGTTAAGAACCGGAAACGGTGAAATGTTTATCCAATTAACAAGAGACCAGTTGATTACAGACTTTGCTGCTGATCTTATAATGGAAAATGATACATTTAAAAAAAGATTAGTAGAAGCTCTTGCAAAGCTGGATGAAAGTGAATGGGATGTCCTAGAAAAGCTCGCAGAGAGCTTAATTAAAAAAGACTAGGGTTTCCCCTAGCCTAAAAGCTTTATGCAGAATCGGTACACAAGTTCCAACACCTCAATATTGTTGGACTTGTTGACCAATTCGATGATAAGTTTTTTGTAGTCCATTTCGCAATCCCCCTAACTGCAAAAACACATGTTCGAAATCCCTGAACATATAATACTATTTCAGTGGATAAAAATCAATATTTTGTTCGAACATTTGTTCTGTTATTTTTTGGTACTTATGTACCTCTCTATTAAGTTAACAATCTAAAATCGGGAAACTTACGCGAAAATGGACAATCGTCCCATATCTGGGACACTTATTGATATGGAGAGTCGATAAGGTCAGAAATTCGGACTTTTAAGCCCTTGGCAAGCAATTCCAGCGTGTCGGCTGTCGGTGATATTTCACCGTTTGCAATACGGTTAATCGTTGATTTTGATATTCCGGTCGCAATGGATACTTGCCGGACTGATAGATTTTTCTTAAGCATGATCTTATCGAGTAGTATTTTCATAGTGGTTTTATTGTAGTATATTCCAGATCTGGAAACTACAGGTAAATAATGGTAATAATACGATATAACCGCTTCGGCGTTTATATAGAGTAAAGTGGTGTTGAGGTACAGGAGAAAAGAGGAAAATATGAAAAAGAAAATTGTAGCAATGTTATTAGTAGGAGCTATGGCATTATCCATTACAGCATGTGGTGGGGATGCCGAACCATCCAGAGACGCCGAGACAACGACAGAAGCAACAACAGAGCAGAAAGAAGAGCCAAAAGAAGAAGCTCAGCCAGTGGATGACGGAATCATAGATTTTACAGCAGAAAAATTTAATGTAAAATATGTACGACATGAATTTGCGAATGATTATGAGGGAAATAAATGTCTGCTTTACTATTATACCTTTACAAATAATTCGGACGAAAACGCAACAGCTGGAATTGCTGCAAACGTACAGTGTTTTCAGGACGGTGGCGAGTGTGAAATGGGAATTATGGCAGAACAGAACGACTCTATGAACAATTACGCTATAAATGAAGTGCAGCCGGGTGGAACGGTTGAAGTATGCCAGGTATATAAATTGAAGAGTGATACTGAGCTCACAATCGAAGCATCCGATATGATATCGTTTGACAACAAGAAGGATACTCAGAAAATCGCCGTGCAATAAAATAAAAAACCGCCCCAGTGCTACCAACACTGAGACGGTCTACATATCCGAAGATATGCGATTAAAATCCAAGAATATTGTATCATCTTCGGAAACAGCTTGCAAGCGGAACATATGTTTTACGCTGGCTGTTATTTTTGTACCCAAATTTAAATACAATTACATAGGAGTGTGATACAATGTCTTATTTTATCTACGCACGAAAGTCAAGAAAAGACGCCGAACTGGAAGCGCTAGGGATTGATGTTCTGGAACGCCACATTACTACCCTGTTAGAGTTGGCAAAGACTCTCTCTCTTCCGATCGGTGCGATTTACCGGGAAGTTGTGTCCGGAGACAGTATTGATGCCCGCCCAGTCATGACGCAAGTCCTCTCTGAGGTAGAAGCCTGTATGTGGGATGGTGCCCTCGTAATGGACGTAGATCGTCTGGCCAGAGGTGATACGATCGATCAGGGGCGTGTGCAGCGTGCATTTTTTTATTCCAACACCCGGATTGTAACACCGAATAAAACCTACGATCCTGCAAATGAGTATGATAATGAGTACTTTGAGTTCAGTTTATTTATGAGCCGCCGGGAGTACGCCACAATCAAGCGCCGAATGCAGCGTGGCAGGGAACGTTCCAGTTCTGATGGTTATTATGTCGGCAATGTTGCCCCTTATGGATGGGAACGTATCATTGCACCGGATGGAAAACACTATTCTCTTACTCCCAGCCAAACAGAGGCGCCGGTTCTTGATCTAATGTATGATCTGTGTGGAAATAAACAGTATGGATATCAGAAAGCCTGCACTTACATGACCAACATGGGGATTCTTGCAAGGAGTGGAAAGCCATTCTCCCCCTCCACCCTCAAGGGTATTATCTCAAATCCGGCCAACATCGGAAAAGTCCGCTGGGGATATCGCAAAACGGTCAGAGCCGTAAAGGATGGTCGTGTGGTAAAATCCCGACCAAACGCCACGGATTACATTCTCGCTGATGCAGCATGGGCGCCACGCATCAGCACAGACCTATTCAAACGTGCGAATCAGCCAAAAGGCTGTTTTTCCTCTCCGGTCAGAAATGACAGACCGATTCAGAATCTATTTGCCGGTTTGGTTCGCTGCTCTCAATGTGGCCGACTTATGGTCCGCAAAACAGCGCAGACAAAAACGCCTTATGATGTGCTGATCTGCCAGTATACCGAATGTTCCACCGTCGGGATCCGAATCGATGAACTGGAAGAGGCTCTGCTTGAATGGCTGAAAGACTACATCGTTAAGTATGAATTTACCGACACTCATGAGGAAGACGCTGCTGCCATTGCTGCAAAAGAAATGATCGTCACGAATTTTGAAACAGAGCATCAGACTCTTTTAAAACAGCGAGAATCCTTATTCGATTTTTTAGAGCAGGGAATTTACACGAAAGAGATTTTCATCGAACGATCCAATGCGTTGGAGCAGCGGATCAGAGACTGCATGAACAACATCGCTACCGCTCAGGAAGACTTGCATACCATAATCGCAAGACAGACTAACCGGAAGAATTTCGTCCCGAAATGCAAGAATTTATTAAGCGAGTGGGGATCTCTGACTGTCCCAGAAAAGAACAGCGCATTGAGACAGCTTATTGACAGAATTATACTGACCAAAACAAAACGGAACAAGAAGAATCAGAAAAACTCCGAATTCACTATTGACGTTTACCCGAAAGTACCGAAATAATGGTGCTTTCGGATTCTATTCATTAGTTGCATCTTCTACGAGCGTATTCTTTCGCACATCTAAGATGCAACTAATACACATTAAATAAGTAGTAACTTTTTGATAAAAATAAGATTGATACAATATTCACCCCTCAGAGAGCTAATCTTCGAGGGGATTTTTATTAGAATAACTGGAACCGATCAATTGCCTGTCCGAACGCTCCAGCATATCCGTCCTGCCCGTTTCCGGTCTCGTTATCATACTGCCATGACCAGTAAGCTCCATTTACAGGGCTGACACGGTACTGTGCTTTCTGATAGCCGTATTTTGCCGCATAATCCGCTGGAGTATTGTAGTACACCTCGATTGCGTCAATCGGCTGTCCGGTACCTGCATAACCATTGTTGTGATCATTCCAGTTGCATCCGGTCACATAAGGCAGCCACCCTCTGCCAATCACGTGGACTCTGTATTTTACGGATCCCTTGTCTACCTTGATAGCCACGTCTGTGATTTTCTTACCCTGAATTCCGGCAAAGTCTGTAAGATTCCGTACAAACGGCAAGATGCGTCCGTCCTCCAGCTTGACAGCGTAGGTAAATACTACTTCCGGCTGCTGTGACGCCGATGCCTGTCCGGATCCCTGTCCACCAGATACGTAAGTTGGTGGCGTGACATTACCACCCATGTACTCCTTAATCCGTTTGATAAAGTAGGACTTTGTAGCTTCTCTGCCACCGTGAATCTCCACAGATCTGTGAGGGCATGATGTGGCATACACTTCCTGATGTAGCCTTATCGTGCTTGTGCTTGGTGTGATTCCATACTGCTTGCACTTCTGCGCTGCCAACTGCAATGCTTTTTCCTCATTTGCTTTAAATACATCCAGATCGCCCATACTCTGACACGTTTCGATGCCAAGATAATTTAAGTTCCCGTTTGTGTCTCCGCAGTGCCAAGCGCAATTCCAGTCATCCTCTGCCTGCAAGATTCCATCCTGCGCTACATAATAGTGCGCAAATCCGTTTTCCAGAGGATGTGTCTGTAACCAATTTCTGTAAAATTCTGCATTGGCGTTCTTGCTTCCAGCGTCATTGTGAAAAAAGATTCCTACCGGATTTCTTCCTCTGTTTCCTGCTACTCCACGACAAATACTCATATTTTCTCTCCTTCCTGCGCGATGACGCACAACTTACATATCGTATTTAATGTTTTCCCACTTTTTGTAAGCATCAAAATATAACTCGTTTTTGTCTCCATTGTATGTGATCTCATGATACATACCGTCACTCACTGGCGTACTAAGTAACGCCTTGTGATTTTGCAGTGTCTTGCAATACCAAACTACAAATACATCATCCGAAGTCATGTTGCCAGACGTATCCGTCTTGTCTTTATTCTGATTAAAATAATCTGCCACCTTTGCTTTACAAATGTTTAAAAATTCTCTACTACCCATAATTCTTTATTCCTTCCCGTGCAATCGCACAATAAAAGAGAGCCTGTTTCCAAGCTCCCTACGCATTCACTATATGTATAACAAAAAACACCCCATAGCTGAGGTGTTCTTCTGGCAATGCCTTACTCCGACAGTAGTACATACTGCTTACAATCTCTTGCGGTTTATAAGGACTTATTTTGTTAAACAAATATTAGCATGTTTTTTCGTAATTGTCAACAATAAAACAGTTGTTACGCCATATTCGAGGATATCTCCCAAGCACAAATGTGTCAAAACATGGACTTATATAACAACTGCCAGTTAAATTATATGTATAATCAATTTTAATAATACGGAAATTTGAATATTTTATTTGTACTTGTCTGATTTAGTAACATTTTTACATTATCTTTTGATTCTGCGATATTTTTTTGCCTATATCTGTAAAAAGTATTTGAAATAAAATCTGCTAGTTGCAGTAACAAATAATTTTTTGAATCATAATAATGAACAACTATATCTTTTTCCGCAAATGATTCCACTAAATTCAATTCTGTATTCAAATATTCCTGTAAAGTATATTTTGACTCTGTCGCAACATTCCTCTCGTCAATAACAAAATGTATTTGGCTCAACTCTTTGAACTTGCTTCTTTTCTTGAAATGCTTTTCTAAAAAAGTTTTTATAAGGTAGTTAAATGCTCTAGATGAATTCGATCTGAATTTTACTGTAGCTTTTCTGTTATTCATCACAATCACAGCTATTTCGAACTTATCGCCGCACTTTTCGATTAGCTTTTCATATATTTGTCTTTTTTCTACCTCACTAAGCTCTGACCCCTTTACCTCTTTATTGTTCCTTAACTGTTCTTTGAGCGTATCCTTTTTATTAACAATTTTTAGCCGTTCCTTTTTAAATACTTTTTTAATATGATTTATGTCTTCATCTTTAACAAATAAGAGCGTGATAATAAAGAAGTCATTCTCTTTTATCGTACCTTTACCAATCGTTCCAGATTCGTCCACAAAAACTGTAATATCGTTTAATTCCATTGTATGCACCGCCATATATAATACGTTTATTATATACCATCTGCACTGTTTCCGCAAGTAAGATTAGTGTTAATAAAATCTACAAAAGAGGACGATTACTCGCCCTCCTGCTCCTGTGATTTATTTGTTAAAACATCCAGTGCTTTTTTTAACGCTTCCGGATATTTCACGCCCATAATTCCAACATTTTCCAAAATCGAGATCCCCTCATTTGCTATAAATGCCAGTACCACGGCTGTACGGATGTAGTCTACGCCGAGAGTAACATCCAGCCGATATGCAATAAGTACGATCAGTAGGGATACCCCTTTTCTGCACAGACCTTTCCATGCAGAGTAGCTACTCAGTGCCCCGTTTTCCGACTTGTTGCTCTTTTTCCAAAAGGCGGCAATCAGAAGTCCAAGAACAAAGTCTACTCCCATAAAAATAAGTAATGTAGTCAAATCCTCGGACCATCCTCCGATCAGGTTTACGAAACCTCCTGCAATAGCTCCGAATACCATGCATAAAAACGCTTTTACATTTGCTAACTGTTCCATTTTCTTCATATCCTCACTTTCCTTTCTGGTTTTAAGTATAAAAATAAAACCCTCACGGTCTTGCCCTAATCTCCATATAATCTCCTTAGTCGTCCGTAACCCAAGTGATCGACAAAATTCGCTCTGTCCAATTCGGGTTCTCAACGAAAATTGTAATTCCCCCATCACTGCCAATTATATACCGTCCAGCGCCAAACACTGACGATCCGGACACTTCGATATACGGCGCATAAACATCAAACACCGGGCGATACCCGTCTGGGATTCTCACTTCATCGAATGCCCCGTGTCTTCCGCTGCTTGGAAACTTGGAAAGCATTGTGATTTTGCATGCAACCAGACATCCTCTTCTTTTTAATTCCACACGGATGTTATTTGCCGAGTTTGTACTTGTATATGGACCTTTAATCACTCCCGAATCGTAGTTTTGACAGATTCCAAAATCCAGCAGTACTCCATCTCGTTCCAGCAAAAGCTTGTCCTTAAATCTCGCTTCTGAATAGACGTCAAACCCGTCTTTTTCATCACTTGCTACCCCACCAATCGCAACGCTATGTCCTTTTCTTGCGACATCTACCGCTCTGGTCTGCGCCGGAACAATAACCGTCTCCTGCTGGTTTCCGCCATAATCCGTCACAGTTACCAAAACAAAGTAGATACTGCTCGTTGAGATATTTCCACTGCCGATCACCTCTGCGATGTTCCCACTTGTGGTGTTTGGATATGTTTCTTTGGCTTTAACCGGACTCCCGGAAGCGGTTTTCTGGTACTCGATCTTGACACTGGTTGCCTTGTTGGAACTATTTAACGTCCGGTCTACTTGCCAGCTCCCAGTGACTTTAATGTATGTACCATCACTCTTTGGAGTTCCGCTTGAGTCGCACCGCAATGCAGTCAGTCCGGTAATTGTGGGTTTGATGTATGCGATCTGCCAGACTGCATACAAGGTGATATCCACATCTGTGCCGTAAGTAGCCCCAGGCATGTACGACACCTCTCCGGCAGATGACGTTGCCCAACCCATAAATACATACCCGTCTCGTGTAGGGCGTGCAGAGGATAGGGTTAAGTTTGACCCATATATTTTCTTTTGACTGCCCGGCGCGCCCGTTCCTCCGTTTGCATTGTAAGATACGGTATGTTCCCACGTGATAGCCGAGAGTGCGTAACTTCCGCTTGCTGAGATTGTGGACGGGTTGATTCCCGTGTTAATTGTTGCGGAAAATCCTATGTTCTTGGGCTGTCCGCTTGTCGGCATCGTAATACGGAATGTCTTAGTTCCGCCAATATTAGTCCAAATCCATTGTCCTCCACCGCTTCCAACTGCAAATGTTGCGCTTCCGGAGGTGTTCTGCCCGTCACAGCTCATGCTGTATGGTGCACCGCCATAATTGTATCCACCCCAGTCAAACGCAATATCAAACCTGATATCCACATCGTACTGATGTGTGAGATTCGCATCCCCTACACCACGGACTGCCGTGACATAGATTCTCCCCGTTCCTGCCATAAGTCCCTCCTACTCAATATATATCAGTGACAGATGCCCGTCCCCATTGTCCAACATTGCATAGTTACCTACACCAACCCTTTTGGCGCTTAGGTTATCAACTTCTGCCACCGGCATATATGCTTTTTCATTTCCAAAATACGCCAGCCCTTTGTCTCCTTCGTAAAATCCTAGGCGCGAGTTCGTCAACCTTGCCTTAAGGTCATTACTTGTTCCACCCAGTTCCAAAAACGGCGTAACTCCATCCGACCCCTGTCGCACCCATGTATCGATAACTTCCGTCTTGCCGTCTACGTAAGTTACGGTATTCTTGAACTCGGCGCGAACCTCATTCTTGTACTTTTCGAGACTGGTATTTATATTATTGACACTGGAGATTGCTGTGTTGGCGGATTCCTGTGCGTTTCCTGCCGCATCTTTCGCGTCTTCGATGTCTCCCGTGTATGCTTCTACCCATTTTTCGCCGTCCCAGTACTTAAGGACGTTGTTTACCGTGTCGTACCAGAGTTTAGTCTTATCGTCTGGTGGTGTTTCGGATTTTATTGCTCCATCCGTACCATCTTTGCCGTCATCCCCTTTATATTTCGACCACTGGTAATCTGCCGGATTGTTGCTTTCTGTCGGCACTTCCTTGTTGTATGCGAACCCGATGTAATATTTTCCATTCGGACTGTCAGACATCCCGTTTCCTCTGGCATCATCCGCATACCTTACCCATGTGTAGTAAGTTTTTCCGTCCGCTCCGGGTTTCCCGGGTATGCCCTCTCCGGTGATCCTTGCCCACTGGTAATCTTCCGGATTATTGGACATTACTGGAGTCACCTTATTGTAGGCAATTCCTAAGTATTCCTTTCCATCTGGACTGCTGGACATCCCGTTTCCATACTCGTCATCAGCAAATTTAAACCATGTGTAATAAGTTGTTCCGTCTTTTCCCGGCTCTCCGTCGTCCACCTTGGTGATTGTAACCTCGTAATATCCACGCCGGATTCCATTTTCAGTTGCTACGAAAGAATACACCGCCTTGGCGTCTACATCTTCTGCATTAACCGTCACGCTACGGCCTGCGTAAAACTCCTGTCCATCTTTGCTCCAACGGAACTGCAGGTTGCTTAACACGTCTACTCCGTTGTTGTAGGCATAGGCTGTCAAGGTTGTACTGCCAACTCCGTTTTTGAAGATAACACCATTGTTTGTAGAGATGGAACAGGTATAGACTTTGTTTTTTGAGATCAAGTCCTCCATCCTTTTGATGAGATCGTCGGATATTTCGGAGGTCAGCTCCTTGTAGTTGCTAAACACTGTCTTGGCCGTCTTTGGATTGGTAAGACTGCGTACCTGTTCGGACACTCTCGCCTGCAGATAAAGCGCTGGTGTCCACTCCTGATCTTGCATTCTCACCGTGTCCCCGATATTGGTATCGAAGTACCCGTCCACCTCGTAAGTCACTGCTGGCTCGGATGCGGTCTTGAGGTCAGATAGTGCCATGCTATAGAGCTTATCTTGATTGTCCGTATCGTATTCTTTCCGCAGCATGATATAAGCATCATCCTTGTTGACGATGTTGGACGGGAATCGGTCTCTTGCCTGCGGCGCCCGGATAAGTGCCCCGTCTGTAAAATATTCCAAACGCCCGCTTGCGTCGTATTCCTTTTTGTCCAGACCATTGATGGTCAGACCATCTTTCCCTGTTGGGTAGATGCAGGTGTACAAACTCTCAACATCTGTGGTTTTTCTGATTCCGGTGATCCCTTTCCCGTATCGCAGTACAATGTCATTCCGGTATTCTCCGACTCCGCTGTCTGTATCGGAGTGTTTCCGATATACATTTAGGACAATCTCTTTTAAAGAGTAGTCTCTGTTCAGTACTGTCTCGAATTCGATTTCTGCCGAAAATACGTTGGCCAGAGAAAATAGCCTCTTTAATACAGACGTTGTGCCTGTCCACTCATTGGTGATCCGCTTATCTGATACCTCGTTGAGTCCCAATTTTAGTGTTCTCTCGGCATCAAAAATAGCGAGGTACTCTTCAAAGCTCATTGCTTTTCCAGCTTTGTATTCGCCGGCATCCTCGTTTATAAGCTCAAATGACAGAGACCATGCCGTAGCGGTAATTATCTTCTCCGTCTGATCGGTATTTACAATATTTAAGTAGTAAGATTTACCCTTGTATGTAAAGGCTACCTTGTTTCCGACTGTAACATGTTCTGCGTCTGGATGTTTTGCGTTTACCGTAAAAGTGTACGTATTTGCCGTACCTTGTAAGTATTCGTGCAGCTCGTCTCCCCAGTAGTGCATGGATTTTTTATGTGCATTATCCATAAATGCTACTTGTGTGTTATTTGCGCTTAAAATCGCAATTCTAATACTGCCCATTACAAGTATACCTCCCGTATTTTCGCTTTAATATGCGGCGGCGGAGAAGAAAAGGAAGAGTAGCAGAACTGCACTTCTGTTGTTCCGGGTGGGACTTTTGGATAATTTGATCCATTAATCTCATCTCCTTTTGCCGGCATCCCGTTTACATAGACCTTTGTACTCTCTCCGTCTATAGACACCACATCTCCGGCGCGATACCGGTTCGGCACATCCTTATACTTATCGACATTGTCTTTCCGGAATCGGATGCTTTTTAAATAATTGTGCGTGACGTACTGGTTCGTGAGGTTTCTGTCACCCCACTGTCCAATCCAGATCTGGATTTTTTCGCATTCCATATCCTTTATTTCCGGTATGTTTCTCTCCATATAGCTTCCATACCAGAAAATCCGCAGCTTTTCTCCCTCTTTTAAAAAGTCATTATGGCATCCCATTTTTAGGTTAAACGGATTGCCCTCGTAGGCTGTCGGCTGGAATTCCTCTCGTCTGATTAAGGTGTTCCCTGGGGCAAACCACTCGATACGCGCCGTATTACCTGTGGCATCACTCTTGTTAATAGACATGGCGCATATCACCTTGTTATCTCCAGTCAGGAATGCAATGGTCTGCGCTCCTGTCTGCCCCATTAATCCGGTTTCGAACCAGTGCTGCGTATAACAGTAAAAGTTTTTTGCGCCACGTCTGCCCTCGCTGTCCACCGGGATAGTAAGTGTTTTCATTCCACCGTTCCAGTATCCGGATGTTGCTTGTCCACCTTTTAATGCCATGACGTTATATCCGGCAACATTCTTGACTTCGAGCGTCCCCTGTGTGGTATTCTCTGGATTTTGGTAAGACGTTCCATGATCGTCTTGAAACAGGTTGTATCCATCAAACAGGTTTTCAGACGCTTTGTAATTCTCTCCGTCTGCTTCTTCCTCTTTCCCTAGCTGGATCACTCCGTACTGGCTCACAAGTCCGATAAATCCGTTTTCATGCTTGTGCGTGATCTCATAGTCCACGTCACACCATTCGGTACCGTTGTTTTGGATGGTAATGGTCTGGTATCCGTCTTGCTGTACACCGTCAAAATCAAATTCGCCGACAGAGTACGCTACCCCGTCCGGGATAAGCCAAGTGATTGTGCCTTTTCCAAAAATCGCAACCTGTGTCACATCAAGGCTTCCGTCCGGTATCGCATAAAAGTAGCGGTCTGGATAATTCCCAAAAACAAGTTTTTTCGGCTCTGCGACATTCAAAATTTTCTGAATCGCATTATAGCTCTCTGCGATATCACCAACAAATTCAAAGGGCATTTCTATCGTTCTGGACTTATAAGTTGTATACCCGTAATCTTCCCCTTTGCACGATTCTGCGCCGTCCAAAAGTTCTGTTTCACGGTCTACCCCGCTAAATGGGGAGAACCCAGAAAGCACGTTTAAATACTTTCCGAGTTCTTGGTCGTTAAACTTAACTGATAGGCTCAATTTCTGTCCCCTCCTAACATCTTTTTAAAATCTTGATTCTTTTTAATCTGGTTTTGCATCGGAGTGGCAAGTACTCTGGATGTCTCTACAGAGTCAATTTTATTAACAATCTCTAGTGGTCTGTTGGCAAGTCTGGATAGACGGTCTACTGCATAGAGTAGCTCGTTATTATTTTCAGACTTCCGGATTCCAACGCTTTTCTGGTACGTTTGGCTTCCAGCGTTTTCCGGCACTGATAACGTTATACCGCTCACAGATGCAGACAACTGAGACACTACCTTACCGGATACTTTTTTCATCTCTTTGTACGGCATATACTTTTCGTATCCAACACCTACGCCCATTGCAAGGTATTTCCCGACTTGGTCTCGCATAACTCTGGACGGTGATTTTATGCCGAAAAAATCGCAAATAGATGTAACTACACTATCAGCGAATCCTCCAATCTTGTCAATAATCCAACCAGTCATGTTGGATATTCCGTTCCAGATTCCTTGGACAATATTACTTCCAATGGATATCATTTTCCCGGGAACGGATGAGATTGTGCTAATAATAGCATTTGCTATCCCAGAAACAGCGTTTTTAACAGCGACAATCGACGTCTGTATTACATTTGAGAATCCAGTCATCGCAGTACGTCCGATATCCCGCAATAAAATTGGGAGATTCTGAATAGAGGATTTAATTCCATTCAAAATATTTTTTCCACACTCTATTGCGAATCCGACCATAGACTTAATTCCGTTTCCCAGTGCGGTTATAATGGTTTTACCAAGGTTCAGCCACTGGAATGCCATCAGTGTGTCAACAATAGCTGCTATGATCTGGGGAATATTTGCAATCAGAGTTGGTATTGCCTGAATAAGCCCGAGCACCAACTGTCCAAGCAATTCCGCGCCCTTCATTAGAATCGTTGGGAAATTGTCGTTAATAATGTTTGCGAATGTAGAGATAATCTCTGGGACTCGCTCAATCAATATCGGTATTGCGGTAACGATTCCCTCGACTAATTTCTGCAGCAACTCAAATCCTTTTTGAATCATCACTGGCGCAGCTTCTGCGAGCTTTTCTCCAATGCCCTGTATAAAATCAAGCACTTTCGGCAACGCTTCTGGAATTGCCTTTACGAATCCATCAATCAGATTGCTTAACAATTCATAGCCTTGCTGCAACAAACTTGGCCCCTGAGATGTTATCTGTTCGTATAGGGTTGTAATAAGTTGAGTTATAAGCAATCCAACAGATGGTAATACCTGCATCATCCCGTCTATTATTGCCTGTATGATCTGGATCCCGGACGACAACAGTTGTGGTATACTTGTGCTGATATTTTCCGCAAACGAACTTATAATTTGTGCTGATGCAGTAACAATTCCGGGTAACGCCTGTATGATTCCAGTTGTTATATTGGAAATAACTTGCCCGCCGATCTGCATCATTTCTCCAAGTTTCCCGGAATTAAGTGACTGCGAAAGACTGTCCATCAACAGGTTTCCAACTTCCGGGAGTTCTTTTGCAAGTCTTGGAACGATCTGCATCAAATTGTTCGTTATATTTTCAGCCGCCGCCTTTACAGCATCTGCCAACTCCTGAGGTGAACTTGAACCATTCAAAAAGTTATCAAACGCCGCTTTTGCGGATTGCACAGAACCCTCTATGGTAGTCAATGCTTCTGCACTTGTCGTTCCAGCTATACCCATATTTTCTTGAATCTTGTGGATTGCCTGAATGATCTGGTCGAACGACACATTGTCGAGATTCTCTATTTTTTCGTTGAGAATGCCACTGTCGTTAATCAAGCGGATCATTTCAGCCTGCGTTCCACCATATCCAAGTTTCAGGTTATCCAACATTGTGTAGTTCTGCTTCGCAAATCCCTGATAAGCGTTTTGGATATCCGTCATGTTGGAACCAAATTTATTTGCATTGTCTGACATGTCTACCATTGCCATGTCTGCTATTCTGGCGGCTTCTGCGGTATTGTTTCCAAGTCCCTGTAAAAGTGATGCAGAAAAGCTTGTTACAGTCTCCATGTACTTATTTGCGGATACACCAGCTGTCTTATACGCATTGTTCGCGTTATCGATCACTGTCTGCGCGCTATCTTTAAATAGCGTCTCAACACCGCCTATGTTCTGTTCCAAGCTTGCAACGGAATCAAGAGACATTTTAGACACTGCCCCAAATGCTGCGGCAACTCCGGCCACTGAGCCAGCAATCACTTTTAATCCTCCGCTTGCGATGTCGCCTAATTTGGATAACCCTTTATTAAAACCAGACTCGATTATTTTTGTATCGAATTTTAATGAGCCATCGTAACCCATACTATCCCTCCTTTATGGATAGCACAGGCTCAATGGCTCAATTTAAAGTGCTTAAATCTTAATCTCTACTTCTTTTTTGCACGTCCGGCACTTGATAAATGCATTGGTGCAAACGGAATTGTTGTTATAAATCAATAGCTTGCACCCGCAAAAAGGACACTTATACCACTTTCTCTCAAGTGATGGTTTTTTAATTTTACAACTCATCTGTCACCTCACATAAAAGCATTTCCGATATCATAATCAGTCAGGCTCTCAGATGGCAATTGAATTGATTTCTGGATCTTTTTAATTCGTTTTCTCTCTTCTTTGTCTTTGATTTCCGATAAATCAACGCTGCGGTACAATATTCGCTGCTTGATTTCTGTATCATCAGACAGACCATCGAAAAGCATCCGGAATTTCCACCAGTGCATATATTTAATGTCGATTAAATCAATCCCATAATCCCTGAGAAAGCCGGATAATATATACGGATAATCAATGGAGTACGAGAACAAATTTTTCTTTGGCCTTTCTTGCGGTCTCCCACAATCACCCGTCTCCGCAACCTCTACGCAATTTGTATCCATCGTTATAAAGCGGGACAATGCGCTTATAGCTTCTTCGTCTGCGACTACGTCATCAAGAAAATACTGCTGTATGATCGCGAATTTTTGAAGAGCATCAAGCTCTTGGTCTTTTAACATGTCCAAAAGCCTGATGTATTCACGGAAATCCGTAATGACCTTGATATTTTCACCCTTCACATTTACTGTGTTTGGCAACTCTTCATAAAAAAAATTCATGTTATTTCTTTGTTCGTCTCTGCGCTCTATTCGGAGTGTACTTGCTAACAACAGAATTTCTTCTCTTGTTTACGGCATTGATTTCTTTTTCACATACAGCAATGAACGAATCATAGCACTCTTCGCAAACTCTCAAATTCATTTTCCCGTCAAAAAGTTTTTCGGAAGTACCTTCTCCGAAAATCCCGTCAAAAATATCATAAAACAACAAACAATATTCTCTGGTTATTTCGGATATTTTTCCAACCTTTTCAAGCTTCTTCTCTCTCGGCTCAATGCTTTCAAATACTTTTTCGTATCTTTCCAAAAACTCTACGTCATCCATATCTATTTCAAGTTCTACATCGTTCCATTTCCACTGGCTCATTGGCTCGCTCTCCTATTCTTTCTCGTATTTTTTACCGCCTTAAAATCTGCGGCAGCTACTCCCCCATGTAATCTCCCTTGGCGTAAGTAACTGTCTTGGATGTAATATCAGTCTCTGTAACATATCCTTCCTCGATTTCGGATACAGCTTTCAGTGATCCGCTATAAACCAATGCGTCCGTTCCATCTCCATCGGAATCTGGGATAACTGCGTAAGTCCTTTTCGTGGCGTAGCACTTATCACCTGTTGCGCTTTTTTTGTAAAAATCCACCGTGACCACTTCCACATGTGCATCATCCGCAACTTTCTCACCGTCATGGATTTTTGCAATTCGCTCATGTACAGGATTCCCTGCATACATATCAAAAGAGTACTCTGTAGCCGGAGCATATCCAACTACATCTGATCTCTCGGTGCTTTCATCCACGTACTGTCTGGAATACTCTTTCGGGTTTTTCCCGTTTGTCATTGTTGTGAAATTAGTCATTCTCTCGAATTTTGGCGAACTGCCTGTTGCATCCGTGTTCATAAATGCCACACGCAAATGTCTGCCGACTAATTTTGGTGCTGCTGTTACTGCCATACTTATACCTCCTGTGTATAAATTAAGCGGCACTCAATACGATACTTAGCTTTTTCCTCGTTGATATCGTACAAGTAACCGCTGTTTAAAGTTTCGATTGATATTGGGTTCTTCTTTTCTTCGAGTTTTGGGAGGTTGTTGTTAAAACTCTGCTGTTCCAACCACTCTTCGAAGCTCTGGAAGAATCCACTGTTTTCGATATTGATTCTTGCGTCCTGATCGTATTCCTCTTGGCTCGTAAACGCAAACTGGAACTGCTTCTTCGCCCCTCCATCCATGTATCTCTGCATGATCGGGTCGCAAGGGAGAGGGTCAACAGAGTACCCCATATCCGTTCCAATGTAGTCCACGTTCACACGTCCATCGCTTAAAAACGGACATGTGAGAATATATGATCTTACGCTGTCAATGAGATTTGACATACTTTGCCGCTCCTTTCAGGATAGAGTCTTTGTGGCGGTTTTTCATGCGCTCAAACCATCGTGATTTTTCCTTGTGCTCGTAATACTGTCTACGTGCATAAGGCGCAATCTGGTTGATCTCACCACTTCCAATTACGGTTCCAAGGGTTACTGACTTAACAAGCGCTCCTGTCCGTCTTGGAGTCTCTGGGTTCATACGACGGATACATTCAGAGTCCACAAAAGACTGTGCGTTTGCAAAACCGGATTCCATGCTTGGCTTAAAGCTGGGATTCCAGTCAAGTCTTGCCGTCACTTTTCCACCTTTTGTTGCTTGCGTATAAATTACACCTCTCGGTGTCTCAATCTGGAATTTTTTCTTTCCTTTTGCCACTACACTCCCACCACCTTAATATGCGGATTGCCGCCAAAAGTATTGTAGTTTGCAGATGTAATTCTAGTCTTGTCCAGTCCGTCCAAGTCCTTAATCGTCTGCATGTCAACCTTGCAATCGCCTTTTACAAGGTAATCGTCTTTCTTGATTTCCACGCTCGTATCCGGGATTCTAATTGTGTAGGTGTCTGCTTGTTTCAATCCATCTGTCGTGATCTGCGACTTTTCATTTTTGTACCACCATACCGCCGGGATATACGTTCGCTCCCACTCATCCAGTCTGGTTTCAGAGTTGTATTTTCTGCTGTACAGTGTTGCGTCTGTGTTGGCTATCATGATTCTACCCCCATATATAAGAGACCAGTCGGCATAAGATAGAGTTTCAATGTATCAAATATCTTTCTGCCAAGCAGTTCATCTGCTGTTTCCCCGTTTCCTCCGCTTTCGTAGCTGACGGAGTATCCATCTGTGTTTTCGGATGTGACCGCACGTCCAGAATGCTTGCTTCTGACCTTTTCGTCATTTGCAATCAAATCACAGACAGAGCATGTGGCAAGCTTTACTTCTTCCATTTCCATATTGTCATCAGCGCGCCCGAAGGTAATCCTTCGGACATAAGCTGATGCTTTCATAATGGATTTTTCAAACTCTTCTTTCGCCAGTTTTCCCTTGTATGCAGAGATGTAATATTCATAATCTGCGTACAGATTCATTCGATCACTCCTTACACTACTGTGTGTACATAGATACCATCTTTCTTGTTATCGTAGCATTCTGCGATACCAACAGTACGGTATCCAAATTTCCAAGCGTCCGCATCCTGGTTCTGGTCTGGTGTAATAATCTTGGATACAGTGTGTTTCTGGTACTGAATTGCTGCCTGTTTGTCCACGATCATGAAGTTTACTGCTTTACCTTCGGAATTCTTAGCATATCCTCCTGCGCCAGAAGCTGTCAGATCGATTTTTGAATAGAATCTTCCCTCTGGAACCTTGACAATTCCTGCAAATCCATCAATAGCTTTCTTGGATGCCGTTGTGTCCAAGTCCTCGATCAATCCGTAGATTGTTGGATTGATAAACAGATAACAAGTTGCAAGGTTTGCTTCTGCGTTCTCAATTTTGCTTCTAGCTGTTCTAAGCGCTGCAAGAGCCGCCTTTCCATCATTGAGAGCTGCTTCTACAGTCGTGACACCGGAAACAGATGCATATCCAGCCAAACGGTACGCATCAAGTTCTGGCACTACTTTGGTGCGCAGGAACTCTCCAGAAAGTCGGCTGAACGCCAGACCTGCGGATTCAATGTTGTCCATGGCATCAATCGTGAACATTCGTCCGCGATCATATCCGCATTTCTTTGTTTCGTACTCGAGAGTTACGTCACCTGCTACATATCCTGACTGTCTATTGTAGTTCGCTAATCCCTGCATTGTCATTTTCGGGATTAAGATTTCGTTCGCGTTCGCTCCCTCTCGCGCCAACTCGTTTGCCCCGTCAAGGACAGCTGTGAGAGATGACAGTTTGTATACCTGGTCAAGTAAACCTGATAAATATTCTTTTCTTAATGCAATGTTGTTTGCCATATTATTACCTCGTTCTTTCTAATATTGTTTGCTATTTTTCTGGTGGAAGCCCCATCGCCGCTCGCATAGCAGAATGCATGTCTCTACCAATCTCGCCACCAGAGCCGCCAGTTGCTCCCACCGGGTTCTTAAAAGGCTCATCAGAGCCAAATAAATAAGCATCAGATTCCTTTACGGTTTCCAATGCTTTCTTGATGTCCTCAGACTGATTTTTCGATTCTTTTAAAGCGTCCATATCAAGCATAGCCATGACCGCTTTTTCATTGCGTCCACCTGCTGTCTTGATCGCTTCTTTGATCGTGTCGGAAAAGATGCGATCTGCTTCTTTGGCAGCATACTCAGCGTCTTTATCTTTCAACTGCTGATTCAGCTTATCAATCTCGCCCTGCATAGCTGTTGGGTCAACATCTTTAAATTTTTCCAAAGATTCCGTTGCAGTCTCAAGCTGACTCTTGTAATTGTCACGCTCACCCTCTGCTTTGGTTGTCTTTGCCTTTTCAGCGGCAATGTCTTTCCCGTTCTCTGCCATGATCTTATCAATCGCGTCCTGTTCCAATCCGAGTCCTTTTAAAAATTCTGTTTTCATGTTTCCGTTCTCCTTTCGTTTTAGGTTGTTTAAGGTGTGTAACCATCCACCACGAATTGACTGTTTAAGGTCTCATCTACTGACCAAAAAGGTATAAAAATAACACATATCTCTATGTGCTAATGTCCTACTTATTCAATTTTTACTCCTAAAGTAACGCCTGTACCTGTTCTTTTAAGCTCTCCGGTACATCATCAATTGTCAAGTGTCCACCTTTAATTCTGTTTGCCAAAAACTGTGCCATAATTTACACCCCCATTTTCATTGTTGCTAAAATTAACTCCTGTACCGCCTGATCTGTGACTTCCTGTGCTGCCTGTGTTGCTTTCAGGTCATTCTGCAATTTCCCATAGGCGCTCATTCCGTCATCGACAGCTTCATATTCTTTGATTACATTTTCTTCTGTCTCTGTATATCCAACAAAGACAAGGTTACTAAATCCCTCTGGTTTCTCTTCCTTGAGTGGCTTGTAGCCCTCTTTTTTGATGGAGCTGATTCTTACAGTTCCGTTTTCCATGATTTTTGCGTAGTTCATATCATATCTCCTTTCGATAGGTTACTTTAATGTCTGGGTCAAGCTCCCCTCCGTCTGCTGTGATTACTGTGGTAGGGTAGTAGGTTTTTAATGCTCGGATAGCGTTTTGTTCGGATTGTGGTAGGGGGACGAATTCGGGGTTCGTAGTTTCGTAAGCGATTTTTAACGGATTTTCTACGAGCCACGTTTTAAATTCTTGGACGGTTGTAACATTTTCGTTCGGTGCTGAAAAAAATTTAACTCCAATATTCCAATTACAACAGATTCCGAATTCTGCTTTTGTGTACGATATTGCTATGGCTCTATATCTGTCTACATAAATATCGCCATTTCCGATTCCATTCGGTACATCTGTAAAAACAACCGAAAAATGCTGAACTTCTCCTTGTTTCCCACCCAGGGTTATATTACTAGATTGTCCATCAAAACCGTCAATTATCTCGCTCTTATACAACCACCCAATCTGTCCACCCTGCTCTACCAGTCTGTCCCACTTTGTGAGAGGGCGGTCGGAAGTTAGAGTGAGGGTTTGCGGTTGATGGTATTGCTCAAATTCATTCATAGCTGTTCCATATTCCATTTGGATTTTGGAATCAATCGGCGCTCTTGCATTCGATATACTAGCCCGAATGTATTTTGCGTTTGATGGAGTTTTAAATTTTCCAGTAAAATGCTGAACTATCTTCTTTCCGTTTTCGTCATATACGTTGATATTACCTTCCCATATTACTCCATTTGCAGAAATGACATAATCTGTATTTGGTTCAATTTCAACTGGTTTGTCAAAAGTATTCATTGTTACTAGATCGCTAACAACATTCATGTCGTCCGTTATGAATTTTCCCTTTAATAGTTTCCCGTTAAAAAGATTTCTTCCAGTAACCTTCACATCCACTTCATACTTCCTTGTTTCCTCATTCCACTTCCCAGAGTTTTTAATTTCCTGTAGATATTCTGGGCTTGGGGAGGGTTTACCGCCTGTGTAGGGTTCGTAAGAAATGGATTTAGAGCCTTCATTTAACATGATTGAATCAAGTTTTTCGCGCAATAACGACAATCTTATAAACCTTGTAGTTTCTCCTGTTGTGAATGTGCTTCCTCGTTCGACATTCGCATCTTCGAAGTTGATCTTTTGAACAGGCTGTTTGTCTATATCGAAGAATTTTAATCTTTTTGATCCGGTTTCTGTACATGCATACATTACGCTTGGTTTTACAGGAATATAATCGCTTGTTACATATAACGGTGCATTATCTGTTACAGATTCATCAGCGATAATAACACCATTTACGACACTATTTTTATCAAACAACTGCGCTCCAGTAGTCTGCACCTGCTCCGTCTTCCCACCAAGCTCCAACCTCTCAAGCGGCGCATCCAAGCTGTTCGGCAGTACCAACATCCCTGTACCCTCTAGCTCTACCCTGTCATAATTCGGTGGCTGTGGAGTGGAGATTCCAAGAGGGCAGATCGTATCCACTCCTATGATTCCAGTTCCGTCTACCATTTTAAGCATTGTACTTCTACTCCTTTTTCCGAGGTTGCTGTTGGGATGATTTGGACGGTGCTACTCTTTCCACCGCCGTAAGAACCGTACTGCAATCGCTGTGCGGTCTGCGCCGGAATCAATACGCTCTGCTCTTTTGTCGCGTCCCTTTCCAGAGATGCGTAGATATCTCCGTCTGTGAAATTCTTGACCAGAAATTCTGATGATGCTATCTCAAATTCAAAAATCAATGTTGCTTCCGCTGTCGGCTGTCTGATTACTTTTACTTTACTCATTTCTACCTCCTAAATCGTTTTGGTACAGGTGCCACTCTGCCGCGCATATCGTAATAGATGCGCTCACGTTCTTGATGCAGCCCCATTTGTTTACAAAATCTGGTGTACTCACCAAGTTGTCCTTGATATTTTGCTTTCGCAAGCACCACATCGTCTGGATCAGCACCACCCTGTTTTAGTAGCACAGCCTTTTCTCTCTGCGCTCTCATTGCTGTTTCCATTTTTCTCTGTTGCTGTCTGGCTTCGTACAAGGTGTATTCCTTGCCGTTAAATGTCTTAGGTATACTTTCCTTGCGGTTCTGCTCTGCAAGCCAAGAATCAGACCAATTCCGCTCTGACACGCCCTTTACGAAAGGGTAATATTCGTGGTAACAGTTTACTCCAAGTAGTCCGGTGACTGTTCCAAGACCGCATACCGTAACAAGCTCTTTTTTGCTCCACACCTTGCCTTGCCAGACGGCGTGTGATGGTCTCGCTCCGGCGTGCCACGCAATCTCAAAATGTTCTGTTCCTAACTTCTCGGCGTTCATTTCTGTAATTTTCCCGGTAAGCTGCGCCACTCCTGTCATAACCGCTCTCCTTGCCGCCACGTCTACCCTGCTATGCCACCCAGAAGCGTAATCAATATTCCTGAGTCCGCTGTTTGTGAGCTGAGTGACCACCTTGCGAATCATGGTATTGTAATCAAATGCTCCGTAAACAACGCCTGTGATAGCCTTATCAAGATATCCTTGGTAGATGTCGGATAATGGAGTCATAACAAGCCTACCGCCTCCGTAATCCACATAAAATCCCATGGACTTTGTGACGTTCCGCAGATCATCATTGCTCTGCTGGATGAATCCATCTGCAAGCTGTTGCAACTCCTTATTATCCTCGTAGGGGATATATTCCACATTGACTTGTTCGTATATGTCTTTGTTACGAACATATTCCCAGTCGATAACCTTGTCATGCAGTTTAAACACTTCCGGATATGACAGGTTCAGCGTGGTTTTTATCATCTTTTCGATGTCCTCGGAAGAGTACCCAATGATCTGCAACCGGTTAATCTGCCAGTCTGCCGTGCTTGTGATTTTTCCAGCTTTTTTAATTCTGCGGATAATATCTTCAAGAATCATATGCTCCAAATCCAGAAAATGCTTTTCAATCTGTCCGGATAGTTGTTTCTTGTAGTCCTCTCTCAATTAGATCACTTCTCCATCTAAAATTTTTCTTGCTTCGTCTTTTTCGATTCCAATTGCTGTCGCGATCAAATTCACTGCCTGTCCCTCTGTCAGCTCTCCGGCTGTGTATTGAGACATAATAGCAATAAGACTCTGTGTTTGAGCACCATTTAATGTTTTACTTTGTACTTGTGCCCCCCCTAAGTCTGAAAACATTTGATCGTCTATAACTTGGTTCTGTTCCGGCAACATCTTCTTTGCTGTGGCTTCATCCTCGTTGTACCATTTCATGCGGTATTCCAAGTGCGACATCACGCCCATACTCACGTCCTGTCTATCCTGCTGACGCTCTGTTTCTTCATCGGTCAGAATAGAATCGTTAAATTTACAAGAGAACTCATATCCCGAATTAAGCATACTGTTGTAGAATGCAAGTCCCGCGGCAAAGTCCTCTAAGCAATCGTATAAGTTATTCTGAATCGCCGTCACTCGGTTGTACTTGCGGTTCTTCGATGCTTTGATCTCCGTGGCTGTCTTTGCTACTTCCTGCGCATCTGACAGGTCTCCATAAGCAAGACCTACGGAAAATTCAATCTCACGCTTGTATTCCTCCAACCCACGCTTAAAGGCTTCGTCCCTCATTTCTGGGGAGTATTCTTTCAGGAGTTCCTGATCCTTTCCAGCATCCAGATTCATTCCCCGGTACAGTTTGTTTTTAAGTTTTGGTAGTCCAAACTTGCCAGTTGCCTTGTCTTGTTTCAGAGCCCTGTTGTCAACATGTATTGCACGCTCTCCCGATTCGTATTCCCAGTCAAGCCTCGCACCCTGCGTGTCCGCTTTTCGAATCAACTCCGCAGCCGACTCATACACTGATACACCACATGCAGAACCATCCACCTTGTTTTTAATTGGATTCCTGTAATATCCGAAGTCCATTCGATTCATGCCGGGGTATGTAATCGGTCCAGGTAGGATATTCTCCCATTCCTCCACTGCTTCTAGGCTGCACGGAAGACCGATATCATTCGCTGTCTGAGAGTGGAAGCACTTGTTTTCTATAGTCAGATTCCCGTCAATGAAATAGTGCCGTTCAAGCCTCGTGAAATAATCAGCGTCCCCAACCTTTTTTACGGTCAAAAACGCAATATCATTCGGCTTTCCATCATCCCCAAATCTGATCGGGATAATCTTGTCAGCGGAAACGAATTCGGCAGCCGATTCTCCCAGTGGTTTCAAAACAAATGATCCGAGTGCAAGACCTTCCTGAAGATTCTCATTCAGGCTCGCGATATTCTTCTGATAGATCTTGTCCAGACGTTCATTTGTCACGCTGGTTTCCATTTCAACCAGCGCGCAGTCTGCAAACTCTCGGCAGATTCCATCTTCAATCCCAAGAGAAACGATGCTATCTGAAACCCAATCTGCATCACCGTTTAGCATCTGTCTCCACCTGTTGATTGCATCTATCATGTCGTTGGATAGTGCGATATCCTTGCCGATGATCTGTTTTAATGTCGTATATCCAAACATCCTCATGATTCCTTTCCATAATCTCTTAATTCCATCAAACATCTTCCACCTCTTCAATCAGGTATTTCATATCACGTTCGATCGTGTATTCAAATGCATCCAGGCTATCAATATCTGTACTGCCGTCATCCAGACGTTCGTCTTTCCCAACAGCTTCTTTATTCCAAACTGCATCCGAAAAAGCGGTTTGTAGCGACTCACAGTCTTTTGTAATAAAAAACCGCCCAGCCCCCATGAGCTTGACGGTGCATCTGATTCTGTCGTTGATTGGTCTTTTTTTTGCCGGTTTGACAGCGATCCACGGATATTCTTTTTCTACGGCGTTTCGGATCGAATTACCGAGCACTGTCTCTGCATTATCCCAAAATACGGACTCTACGTTGCAATACTG